ATGAAAAATTTAAACAAAACGTTAAAAGCTTTTTGGCAGGAAGAAACAGGCCTGACTATGGTCGAATACGCGGTAGCGGGATCGCTCGTAACCCTCGCCTGTGCAGCGTCTTTTACAAGTCTTGGAGGTGCGATAAGCACTGCAATTACTGGCATGATTGGACGGATGACACCCGCAACTTAATAGGCTATCTGTTTGCTCATCACAGACTGAGAAATTCAAGGTGGTGGGTCGGTTTAGTTGTACCTGTTATTTGCAAGCAGAACAGGAGCGGGTTCTTGTAAGGCTCGAACTAATTTAATCCATCACCAAGCAGATCCTACTGTGAGCGTTGTTGTCTCTATTGATTTTCAGGGCGAATGATATGTATCCATTCGCCCTGAACCAGTCGGAGATGAATGCATTTCAACACCACGCCCAAACCACAGCGAGCATCTCCTGAAGATATTCGTTTTGGTTTTACTCTCAAGCTTTATCGTAAACCCGACTGTAACTGGTGGCGTGGCCCCTGAGGATTACTGTAATACAGCATTATAAGAGTTACTTCGCTTTAACAGCGAATTATGCTTGTAATGAAAATGGCCAATGAACGCCATGTACGGCGGTACAGCTTATCTAAAACACTATCATCTACGCTCAAGACATCTTCTTTAAGTTTAAGAAGAGCTTATGTCGGGCGACTTATCTTTACTTATCACGATTTAACCTTCTGTTGGAGAAGTGTTTTTATTTGCTCTTTTCTCTACTGCTATTGCCCGACAACGCGGCAATTCGTAAGTATTGGTACGTATTTTGTGGATGTACTTTCTCTGTTAGTTTATGAAGCCGCGCGAGATATTTGACGATAGTTTAGTGCGATAATTGCATTAATTATATATTTCACAACTCGATAGATAATTGCGCATTATGCAAACACCAAGCAGAAGTATCACTGCTTATTAGCTAAAACAAATAAATCGTCCATCTGGGCATCGGTCATGCTTAGCATGCTCTGCATAGCAATCACTAATGAGTTGTCGCGACGAACCACTGTTTCATATTCCCATTCAATTTGAGCCGCCCTAGGCATTGTAGCGACCTTGGAATTAACATCGTCCAACAAATCTCTCTGTAAAAGCGCGAGGCGCGCCTGAGCCATCTTGACAGACTCGGGGACAGAATTAAGTTCGCGATGTTTGGCAGCCGCCTCTTCCGGCGTTAATGTCAAAATAGGATAAGAAACCACAACAACCTTACGGGCGAGATCCGGAATAAATGTTGCCGATCCAGCCTTCTGAGTCATTTCGTCTATTACCGGCTCAAGGATTTCTTGCGACCACCACGCACAACCTTCCAAATGCTGCTCGGCGTTGACCTCGGCTGGCAACCAGCTCAAGTCGGCTAACAACTCTGCAGGCAGTCCTATTAAACATTGAGGTACTGGCTCGCCAGGAAGCGCCACACCACCTTTTACTTTTATATAATCTTTATAATCGCTATTAATCATGATCTTTAATAATCCGAAAACTTAGTCTTACAAATCGGGAACAACGGACGAGCGACGCCTTTAGTAACCCTGTACTCTTTCCATTTCCCCCCAGAAGGGTTGGACGATAGATCGAATCCATCTATGCCTGCAACCGGACGAGCCGTTCCGTTTATATAGTTAGTGGTATCTGATGGCCATTGACCATCAATAACTTCGTTCACATACATGCTTGTAACCCCACTCTCTCGCTCAAGCCGTAATCTACATCCATCAGTAAACTGCCTGATATCAATGGTACCGGCGGCCCTAAGAGCAGAATTAACATATAAATTCAACAATCCGCTACCTGTCACATGCCAATATATATAATTACCCTGAGTTCCTGTAGGCCTTCCGTCATAAATAGTTCCAGTGACAGTTGTAATGGTTTCAACTTCTATAGTTAAGTCAGCAGTACCGAACTGGAAATCGGCGTGGTCAGCCAGTCGGAAATACCCACCTGCCCCATCAGTTAGTAGCGAGCCCGTTCCATATTTGGCCCATGTTTTTGTAATCCGCGCATTACCGACCACAGTAACAATCTTGGGTCTCGGTGATAGGTCTATAACTGAAGCAGAGCCTTCATCACCATCAAAATGGAGCAGAAGACTGACGTTTTGAAAGAATGGGTCTGCTTTAATAATATCCGCCGTCCTTGCTGTCAATGCAGGCAGCCTAGGTAATCCTCCGCCAATACGAGATAGCTGAGGCAATCCGCCGCCTTTACGAGCAGTTAGCTGGGGCAAACGCGGCAGCATTTATAGATCAACCATATCCAAATTAAAAACAACACCTCCTGCCACCCAGCTCACCCCTATACCACCAGCCAATCGTTCCTCCGCGGCCAACCGTAAGGGATTTGATTCGTTAATCGGGGTCCCATCTGGATTTTTTAAAATAGTTCTTGTTGTCTCCGCTGTCGCACTTACCGCTGTGGCCAGCATCGTCGCTGATGCTCTAAGTCTCCAGTTTGTGCCATCTACAGAACCAAATATCCAAAGAGTCGTTGCGGTTACTGTTTGCCGCGGGATAGCGGAAATAGAAGTACAAATGGCCCCATTCAGCCCCGCCCTGTTCGGATAGTTAGCGTCATTATCAGTAAACGCCACAACATTAGCTGGCGTATCCGTGGCAAGCGAATTCGCCCCCGTCAGCGCCACTGCTGTTGTTGCAATAGCGCTTAAATTTCTGTGTTTTTGCCCGAATGGGCATTCAGTTGTTACCGCCATATATAAGTTCCTATTAAAAATAAAGAGCTATCGCATGCAATTTGCCGCGAGAAAAAGAAATTGGAGTCCAATTTGTTTTATCGTTTTTCGGATCGATAGCACCCGCCCCGGGAATCTTCCTACGATACGTTTGAGAGTCCAACGGGCTAATTACGCAGACATCAATTAGATAGTTTGTGCCCGATACCCATCTTTCCGCATTAGCACTAGTTGCTGCTGCCGTTGCGCTGGCCGCTGCATTCTGCTCGCTGACCAACGCCGAAGTCGCCGCGTCATGCGCGATAACGGAATTGTCGTAGTTAACGTCTGAAATGGCATTCGTTTCCGATCGAAACAGAGGAAGCGCAGCAACAAACGCGTCGGCCTCCGGCTCAAAATTTATCGGGTCATTAGGAGTAGGCGCATCGGGCATTGTTGATATTGGCGTTGGCACTATTGGCGTTGGCATTAAATTTCCTCCAGATCCAAACTGGCGAGCGCTATCAGCGGGTCGCGCACATTAATAGTAAATTTTGTGTAAAACCCTAAGATCAACAGCGCGGCAAAATACCCGTCACTAGTCGAATCATCTAACGCAGACCAAACCCCCGGCCGGCCGGCCATAATATTGCGTAAATCGTATATTGAATCGACCCTACTCTTATCGCACTCGATGCGCTGAATAGTCTGAGGCACGTTTCGACGCGGAGTCATCGTATTTACATTGCCGGCGAAATCGCGGGTCACTGTCGAAAAATTAAGAGCAGTACTTTCCGCGTCATACTGCACTGCACCGATATACACCTGACGCCCAATAACACACGCGCCGCACTCAACATTACCACTCGATATCGTTAACGTAATAGTAATGGTGGCGTCAGAATACGGTGGTAAATCAAAAAATATCGCGCTTGGCTGTCTGATAAATGGCGCGTAAAGAAAATCACGCCAGCCGAAAACTCTTCGGCGGCGTAAATTAATCATGCCGCTGTCGTATACGATTCCGCCACCCGCCGCACTGGTCATCGTAAACGATGCGGAGTCCGCCACCATACCCAGTAACGCAATTGAATCGACTCGCTCACCTGGCGTCAGTACAGTGGTCAATGTAAGCGGTGCAACCGTCGCGCTGGAGCGCAGCATATCAAACATTGCATATCGATTAGTTGGACCGACATCAAGCCATCGCGTCGTAGCCAGCTCGGGCAGCGTCGCATCGACGCCGGCTATTTGGCACTCATATTTACGATGAGTTGTTGTCCTGATAACCGTAGTGCCAACAGCATAGTTAGCCGTTGCAACCCACACTACCTCGCCAGTATCGGGCTCAGCGATCGAGCTACTCGTCAGCCGCGCATCGGTGATTGTCAATGGCGGAATAACTCTCACGAAAACGCCTCCGTCACCATCGCTCGCCCGCCGCGAGTAACCGTCCTTAAGGTGCTCGCCATTTCGCCGGTATTTTTTGCCGTATCTGCCATAGGGGCCTTGAGATTTTCAACCTCGCGACGAAGCGCCACCAACTCGGCAACTATTTCGCGGTTATCAGACTGAGACTGCCTAGGCTCAGACAGGCGCATCATCAATTCCTTATTATCCGCAGCAGGCATAATACGTTCGTTTTCGTGAATGAGCGCCACCATATCCCTGGTTACTCGATTTGTACCAATGTCAAACGCGGGCAATTTCCACTTAGCGGCTTTTCCGGCTGACGTCCCCGCCGTCCAGTCCATAAATAGATCCAAGCCCCTAGAATCCAAACCTACCTTCTTGGCCCAGCTATACATATCTGGAAATGTTCCGGGGGGGAAAGCAGCTATTACAGAAGCCCTTTTGGCACTTAAACTAAGCGTATTGCCCGTGGCATTGTTATAAAACGTATCCGCTATTGGATTTACAATAGCTCCGCCCGATGATACATATTGAATAGAGTCTCTAGCCGAAGAAGCCGCTGAAGACGCATCCGAATAGTTTGCATTAGCGGCAGACGCAACTGCCTTATCTGTAGCCGCCGCCGCTTGATATACCGGGATAGCGTCCCGCGCTGCCTGTGCCGCCGCAGCCAGCGCATTAGCAGACGCCAGCGCCGCGTTGGCCGCGGCAGCAGACATAGAATTATATTGTGCAACCAGTCTTCCGTAAGCGGCTTGCGCGTCCCCGTCGGCATTCCAGGGTCGGTTCATAGCTATACCATACTTCGCTGTATGGAAAGCGTTGAATTGCGACAAAACCTGCTCCCACACCGCATTGTTTGTTTGTCCGTTTTGCCACGTAGTCGGAGCTGGTGCCCATGCCGATAATTTCCCAGCATTGTCTTGCGCAGAGCGCGCATCCTGAGAGGCTTTATTTGCCAATGCTATCTGAGCAGCCAGCGCTGACGCCGACTTTTCGGCCACCTGAGCGGCATTATCTGCAATCGCTTTCGCAGCATCCTCAGCCTTTGTAGCCGTTTGCGCCTTAGTCACAGCTTTAAGCGTATCGTCTTTAATCTGTAGCGCCTTAGCTAAAGCATTAATAGCGTCGCTCACCGACTTAACAGCGCTTGTTGTGCCATTAATAGCATCAATCTGCATTTGCGCCGAGTCAACCTGCTTATCCGCATAATCGGCAAGCTGGGCGATATCGCCGCTCGCGCGCATTTGATCGCGAGCATAATCCAGAAATGTGGAATAGAGCTGACTGCTCGGCTTAGCCAAGTCGGTTAGCGCCTTATCCAGCCCCGTATAATTATCGATTGATCCGCCCCCCCGGGCTGTTGCTAATGCCGCTTTGAGCACATTGGCTGCACCGATACGATCTTGCCGCAATAACGCATCCGTCTGCACAGATGTTGATGCAACAGCGGCGTGCAGTTTTGCGGCCAGCGCCGTTAAATTGCTAATGGCTTTTGAAACATCATTAACAGCATTTGAGACAGCCGTTTGAGCAGATGTAACCGCCCAAACTGATTGCTGCGAGAAGCGCAAGGAGGCATCCATCGCCGCCAGCTCGTCCTTACGTTTTTCTGTTAGTGCTCCAATCGCATTACCGGATGCTTCGATTAGCTGTATATCTAACGCGCGGCGCTGGGTAGTCAATTGCTGGGCTGCCGTGGCCGCTGCTTCAAGTGCAGTATAATAAGTGTTTGCAGCATCGCTAAGCTTCAGCAGCAGCGAATAGCGCTGCTGATCGCCCGCGTTATTAATGTTCAAAGATTCGATTAATATCCGATATCCATCCCGCGACTCCGGCAATACGGTATTTAGATCGCCCAGCTGAGTGGTCAGGTTTTTTTGTAAAAACACCTGGCGTTCAGCATCGGTGTAAAACTTCTGATAGTAGGTATCGAATTGCTTTTGAAATTCTTTAATGCCGCCGGCTGCTTGCGACAGAGAGTCACTGATTGCAATCGCGTCGCCCGATATAGTTATACTGGATTTTTTCAGCGCATCTTCAACAACCGCAATTTCTGATACAACGCGAACGGCTGTTTCCAGCATCCCTTCGCCGAGCTGTTGATATTGGCCGAGCACATCACCGAAAACGGCAGATGACATAGTATCCAGCGCGGCCGACAGAACACCGTTCAGTTTTTTTGCAGCATCTTCACCATTGAGCCCCTTTAGATCGACTGATAGCGCAGGGATGATGTAATTTTTAACTCTATCAGATAAGCCTAAGCCAAGATTATCGGCGAGGCCAAGCATGGTAGAGCCCATACTTTTAAATACATCGTTCAGCGCTTTTTGCGTTGCAGAATCTAATGCTGCATACTGTGTCCGGGTGCTGTATTTATCCGAGCTAAACCACCCGCCAGAAGTCTTAGTTTCAATCTGCGCAAATTGCTGGGCGCTTAGATTTTTACCGGCCAGAATATCCGCAAGTGCCGTTGCATTTGTCGAAATGCCTTGAGCAGTGACTGTACTTGTTTGCTTTCCGCCAAAAATGCCGCCTAATAAAAATTGGCCGATCGGATCAAGCCCCATGCTACCAATGGGATCAATTGAATTTAACATTCCATGAATCCCCGTTATTTGCGAGGAAGGCGCTTTTACGGTGGTTAATCCGCCTGCTTGGAAAAGCCTTGTAATTACATCCGTTATCCCAGAATGCAGATCCGCAATGCCTTTATCGATGCTTTTTAAAACAGGATAGTTCTGGGACTGAATATCTTCCAGCAGCTGATAAGTTTTATCAATCGACTGTGATTTTGCAGTTGAATCACCCAGCACAGTACCTGTATCGGATGACATGCCTTGCGGGCCTGGAGACGACGCATTACCGCCGAAGTTAAATGTCCCCGCATTGGCAGCCGATAAAATACTGGCTACAATCGCCCCCATTGCTGCGATACGTGCGAATGCTGTATACGGATCACCTTGCCCCTGGGTCAATACTGCCAGGGCTGCCTTAACCTCAAGCTGTGCTATATCAGCCATCCTTTCAGAAACACTCGCCGCCAATGACACAATATTAAAAGCTTTACGAGCTGCTGTGTTTTCAGCAAACATGCTGCCCATGGCGGAAGCACTCTGCCTGATACCTGTTAAGGAGTCTTTTAGATTTTCAAGATTAAGATATTTCTCCTCAAGCGCATATGTTTTTTTATTATCCGCAATCTCCTTTAATCTTATTAAATAATCACCGTTATTTTTCTTAATTTGGTCCTGGGTTAAATTATTTGTATCCCTTTCCAATGCATCATTAGCCATTTTCGCTTTATGTAAATCGTTAAGCGCCTTTGTATTGGCGGATATTGATTTAATCATGTTGTCAAATGCACCGGATAAGGTATTAATTCCGCCTAGCGAGCTATCGAATATCGCTGAATTTGTAGCGCCTAAATCAGTTGTCTTAGCAATAGTATCAGCAAGCGATTTATTGTAATTTTCTAGCGACGCACGAGTATCGTTTATCTTTTGCTGCTGCTTTTCAATACCGTCGTTTACGCTGGATTTAGCGACAATCTCAATAGCATTCCCCGGACTCACGCCAGCTAATAACAACTGAGAGTATTTATACTCGTTAGCCGATTGAGTTAATTTATTGTACCGATCTATTTCGGCGTCCATAGCAGAGTCACCCGCGTCAATGCCTTTTTTCTGCTTCTCCAACGCCTTAGTCGAATCCCAAACCGCCATTGCCGATTTCAGCACAGCGCCTTCCATCCCCATGGCCGCTAACTTTGCTTGCTCATAAGCGCGTTCCGACAACGTCAGTTTTTGGTGCTGGTCGTTTAAGCTGGCAATTTCTTTATCAATAGCTTCTGCATGTTTTTTGGCCTCTGCCGCAGCTTTTTTAGCTGCCTCAGCAGACTGACCGGATGCGTTTCCAGAAACCCCATGCGCTGCGGCCAATTGCAATGTCTTTGCCTTGGCTTGTTCGGCCGATTCGGCCACTTTTTTCTGTTCATCGGTAAGCTTTTGATTAGCTAAGGCCGCACCTTCTACCGCTTTAGTAAAAGTTCCGACATAATCGGTGCTCAAATCGGTTTTTAACTGAGAAACAACATCCGCAAATCCATTAACCATAGGTTTATCGACTACAGCCTTTGAGGAGGAAAAACTAAAATCGCCCACGCCCATCCGCGCGACGTCGCCGGCCGCAGCACTTGCTTTAGCTATAGCGTTATCAATGGTATTGCTGACATTGGTGGTCAAAGCACCGAAAATAATCCCAGTCGCATGACCCAGGCCGACAAACAGCCCGATCATGTCGTTGACCAAAAATTTAACATTACTTTGCATTTGGTCGCCGGAAACAACCCAGCTGGATGCAGTATCAGCAGCCGCACCCAATCCCGCTGCCTTTAATATGTCAAACCCGGCACCGATCTCATTAGTAGTAACTACCCACGCACCCTGAGCCAATGAGCTGGCCGAGACATTGGTTTCCCCGACGGTGATGGCGGCTTCGTTAAACGCCCTGACGCTATCTAGCGCATCTTTTGCGCCATCCTGTATCGGAGTCCACAGCGCCGATGTCGTCGGTTCGACGGACTTAACCAGACGTGTCCAGGAATTGCTGATATCGGTCGATTTGGCATTGACGTTTCGCGCAGTCGAAGCTGCGGCACCGTCAAAATCATGCAAGGCCTTGACCAGGGTTTCGGCGAACATTTGCGAGGTAACTTTGCCATCATTGGTTAAACGTCTGAAGCCGCCAGCGCCGACGCCAGCCGCTTTGTCCAAGCTTTGCATCAAGCCCGGTAACGGTTCCGTGACTTGATTGAGCTCTTCGGCATGCAATACCCCTGACGCCAAACCTTGAGCAAGGCCGAAAAAGGTTTGCTTCAATTGTTCGTTATTGGCTCCCAAAGCGCTAGCCGCATTATCCAGTCCTTCCAGCATCCCTTTAGTTTGTTGGCCGGTGATAATGCCGGAGTTTTGCAGATTACGTAATCGCGCATAACCATCCGACAGATCGTTAATCTTTTTATGATGCTCCTCAGCAACAGCCGTGACGTAGTCTACCGTTTGTCCATAGTTGCCGGCCGTTTTAGTTAGAGAGTGCAAGCGCGTATCCAGATCCTGGACCGCCGCCGTGTCATCGACTACTTTATGACCAAAACTGATGAGCTGATAAATACCGACCAGTGGTGCAATGGTCCGCATTAATCCTGACGCGGCCGATTCCATGCCTCGCAAAGCATTGCTGGCATTACCGGACTCAGTCGATACGCGGCGGATACCGTCACTCGTCTGGCCCAGCACTTGAGCAGTGCCATCGGCATTAGCGCGGATGCGTAGATTTAGTACGAGATCGTTACTCACAAATCAGCTCTTCTTTTGTTGCTCATAAATATGTTTTAGTACGCCATTCGCGAACGCTTTGACTTCTTCCAGCAGTCGCAATTGCTTGGCCGGCTTCCGGTGCATCCGTTCGATAATACTTAACGCCTTACTAACATCTAAAGCAGCCGGGCCACTGAAGCTGTAAATCCACTGATCGCATAGATAGTGCCTAAAACACTGTATGGCTTCATGAGCGTCTTCCCAGTATTCAAAAGGTTCATTGCTATCCGCTGGGGCTGGCGAGTCGGGCATGATGACTTCAACTTGCAGCCCTTCCGCGTTTTTTTCTAAAGCTTCGGCATCATCCTGGCGACCACTGTACTTAGCCCAGTGTTCGCCAGCGTCGGTTAGTTTTTTAGCAATTGCCCGCGATAAGCATCGGAGCGTTTGCCGCCATTGATGGCTAGTAATGCCGCCCAAAGCTCATCGATAATCCATTGATGTTTCAACACCAGATCCATTGCCGAGGCGTCAAATTCAGCAGCGATTCCGTTACGTTCCAGCGGTAGGCCTTTAATGTTTTTGATTTTTTGTCGCAATAAAATATGGATACCTTTTTCTTCTAAGGATGCATCGGCATCTTGCGCCTCGAGATCCCAGTCTTCACGGCTAGTCTTTTCAAAGGTGACCTTCAGGGGCAATTTGGTGATGACCTTATCTTCATCGCCAAATTGCTGGCAGGTGATCTTTACAGTGACCGTGTTCGGATTAGCTATTTTTAATACTAATGGTGCTGCGTTTTCGATGTTGTCCATGTGGGTTCCTAAAGTTAATTACTCAAAAATGTACATAATTTCGTTATTGCCGGTGTCGGTCGGCTTAACGTCAAAGGTGATTTGATGATCGGCAATGCCGTCATCCTTACTAAATTTAATGCCGGTCGGCTGGAGTTTTGGACAAAATACCCCGACGGTATTGCCGGCCACGGTGCCATGCGTCATCGTCAAAATGCCTTCGCCGTTGGCTTGGATTTTGTCGTACCAATTCATGGTCGCTATTTTTTGCGCCCGGGTGGTCACGCTCAGCGTGGTATTACGATTCAGGATGTGTATCGCTTGCTCATTGATCGGGTTTTTAAATTTGACCTCGTTGCCATGGTCAAACGCAAACTCAGTAAATACCGGGTTGCGCAACGAGAACAGCGTCACATCGCTGGTAATGGTTGTGCCGACCGGAACCGGCGTTTGCCAACCGGAAAAATCGGCCGTTGGCAGTGAGATGTCTGAAATGATGCCGAGTAGACCCTGGAACTCAAACTGTAGCACCGGAATGCCGTTGGCTTTGATGCCCGGCTTAAACGTACCGCGCGCTCCCAATAGAATATGCCGTGTGCCGTCCAGGTAAAAATACAACGAACCGGAAGTGCTGGCAGCCAACGCCGAATTCGAGTTCGGCAGATAAATAGCGTTCGCATCGATCGAATATTCGCTAGTCCCGTCCGGCGTCGTCGAGAATGTGCCAGTTACAGTAGCGATCTTCGTTGTGCCGTTGTATGCAGTGATGCGCCCTTTATAACCGTCGGCAGAGCCTGCCGTGACTCGCAGAGGCATACCCACGTAATAACCGTCTACCGCTGATGCCCCGGCCGCTAATTTGATGCTGGTTGCCGAGCCACCGGCTTGCGCCGTACCCGTCACCGCCGCCGCTAACAACTGCTCGGTGATATTGCACATTTTCATGAGTGCGGCCAGCTTCGGCGCAGTACCCGCCGTGCCAGGCCCCGCCCACTCAACAGGGAAACTGATTTTCACGTAGTTTGATACGCGAATACTGCCATTATTGCCCATGTAAGGCCTGATAATATCGCGCTTGACCGATTCGCCCTCTAGCGGGTCAATCGTAATTTCACCGCACAGGATACTACCGGCGCTGGTCGGCACGGCGTCGACGCCATAGCCGACCGCTTCCGGCGCAGCAAAAAGGACTTGTTTGCGTAAATTTAAAGTGTCTGATGCCATGGCAATTACTCAGGTTTATTAGCATCAACAACCGCTTTTTCGGCCGGCTTTGATGCGGGTTTGGGTTTTTCTGCAACCGGTTCAGGCGCTGGAAGCGGGGCTTTTTCCGGAGCGGGTTCTTCCGCCGCTTTGGTTATCGGCAGCGGCTCTAAAGTGACCGGATCAACCGCAACCCGTTCGCCGTCTTTTAAAAGGTAAGTGCCCGGCTCACCGGCATAGCCGTCATGATGACCGGGGTTTTGATCTTGATCTGGCATAAGCCACCTCGTGTGCAGCAATTGATGTTGAGCACAGTATAAAAAGTGGGCTTAGCGGGCGGTATGCGAAGAGCTTCGCAGGACTGGAAATATTACGAGGCGTTGAACGCAAAGGTTATTACTGAACCGTAAGTGCTCTAACACGATGACGAGTGATAAAATGATCGGCCCACAGCAAGAGCCCATCTTTGCAATACAGCATCTGATGGCCAGCGTAGGTGATCGCTTCGTAATCCGTTGCCGGCGACCAGTTTAATAACGCGGCGATTAATTTTGGGCGCAGCACATCCATATCTTTAGACGCGGCAAGACCGTGCATATCGGCGACATTGCGCACTGCGAGTATCACGCCAAACAGGTCATCAACGCTCTGGTCAATGGCATTGACCAAGGTATTCTCGCCAGCCTTGCCGCGCGGCATTAAAATACAAGCAGAAGGATAGGTTTTCAGTGCGGCAATCGCCAGCTCCAGCGTTGGGGCGGCAGTGACTTGTTTGAGTTCCGACAGTTGGGTATCAATGCGGGATAAAGTGGGGGCTAACTGCATTTACCAACGCCCACTGTCTCGGCTAAATACGCTGGTTGATGAGGACATTTCCGCAACGGTTCCGGTGTCTGTTGCCGCCGATCCGGTTGCATCGACGACAGCAAGATCCTTTTTAGCCATTTTTTCCAGTGTCTTTATCGCATTGTCATAGCGGTTTTTGACATGATCGGGGGCGCTATTCTTATATAAATGGTAGCGGGCAATATCGCAGGCCAAATCGACTACATCATCAGCGGCTAACGGTAAATCCTCCCGGCCGGATAAATGGCGGTTGATCTCCCTATCTGCACGCGCAATAGCCCGATCGACAATGACCTGATCGACAACACCCAAACCGGCCTCATCAGTCAGCTGGATCAGCTCGGCCTCGGTAAATTCGTCGATCAGGTTTTGTTGCGTGCAGTAGGGCATTATTACTCGTTACCAGGTTTATCGCCTGATTCAGGCTGTTCGATCTCAATGTCATCGATAACCAGAAGTTTTTCCTCGCGGATTTGTTTCAGCTGCTCTTTGGTTAGATCACTAACTGGCACTTCCGTAGTGCCCGACCATTCTCGCCCGCCGCGTCTAAACCCTGCCTGGGTAGTTCTGACTCGGATACCCGGCACTGTTTTCACGCCATCTTCTTTTTTAGTAACTGCTGCCATAATTAATTCCTACATTCTAATAGTCGGGTTTCCCCGCCTAACTATACAAAAGTTGGGGCACGACCAATGCCGCCCCCAACCATCAGAACCATTAGCTCGCGCCGGTGCTGCCGTAGCTGAGCTGCCAAAAACCATACAACCCAGTCGCGCGCGCTTCAGCGCCGAACTTGTATTCAGCCTTGTTAAACACGTCGTCATTTTCCTCGCTGGTTTGCGAGACAAACACTGGACTTTTGCGCATTTGTACGATAAATGGCTTAACTGACTGCTTACTAGTCACGTGCAACATCCAGCGGTTATCTGTAAACGTTGGGTTAACCAGGACTTTGGCGGTGCCTTTATATGGGTTGGGGCTGTTATCCCCTAATTTATCGGCAGTCATCAGGATGTTGGCGACTGCCTCTTGCGTGGGACCGACCTCCAAAGTATCCGGAATCAACCGTAGCGGCATGCCTTCATCATCGGTAAACAACATAATTGCGGCCCTACCGTCACCGTAACTGGCTTTAGCAGCAGCGAGCGTGGCAGAGGAAAGCGCCGCCGTACCCTTATTACTAACGCTAGCGCCTTTAACGACATGATCAGTGTCGTAAAAAAACTGCCCATCGATACCGTGCTCAGTAAACGCATTAACCTTTAGATCATCAACGATTATGTCATGCAGCTCGCCGGCCGCCTCTCCCGCCATTTTTGATTGAGTGTTGTAAATACCGAGCTGGTCGTCTTCGATATCGTTGCGCTTGACTGATATCGTAGTTTCCCAGTCTTCGTTCTTTTTATAATACTTGCCGGCTTCCAAGCTTTTAATATGTTTTTCGCCGATCCACTTGCGCATCTTCGGAAAACGCGACAACCAGGCGTAATCCTCGCCGGCACCTGTAGACGTAACTTCCATCGCCGTCGCTTGCCAATTGCCCGGCTGTGCGGTCAGCGCATTATTAAAAATAGTTTTAAGCCCGGTAAAGATCGCACTCAAACTTTGTTTATTGACTAACATATCACTCTCCTAATTAGGCGCTGGGGGTAATCAAAAAGACTACGTGTCCAAGTTTCGCGGCGTCGTTTGTGCCGCCCACGGTAATCGAAAGCACGTCGCCGACCGCCACGGTTTTTGCTGCCGAAGGGGTAACGCTATCCACATCGCCAGCGGCGCTGCCGGCTTGTGTCACGGTAATCGAACCGCCCGTCACAGCGGCTGCGCCGATCTTAGCGGTCAGCGTGGCGTCGCCCGTAGTCAAGGCCCCGTCGATGACACTGTAAATTTTGGCAATATCGCCCGCTATAGGCGATACCACGCGTTTGATCTCGGTATTAGCCCCGACCAGATCAATATCGCGAATTTCCAGCATCATCTTATTAGCGCCACCTCCCAAATTTCCGCGCGCCGTAGCGGCCGATGCAAGGTCGGATAGATTGCTGGCAGCCAATAGGGCACCAGCTGGAGCAACTAAGGCGTCCTGGCCCATACGCACCCACACCCCATCCGAGTCGACATCTTCAATAATGCCGGCTGGCGAGCGAGTACTTGATCCAGAGGTTTTAGCCACCGTCTGATCATCGACGATGTAGCAGACATTACCCACATCGGCCAATGTAATCGCGTCGCCAGCGGCAGAGTTAGCCCAACGAAAAACGCCATTTTCAACAGTGCCGTTCATATCCCCGGCACTGCCCGCGCTGTTGTCCACTTGTTCATTGATTAGGCCGACGCACTTCAATCCGGTGGCCGTGCTGCCCTTGGTGAGATAGCCGCTGGAATTGATGACGCCGATGCTGCCGGCGTACACCTTGACCACAGCCAACGGATAACTAAATTGTTGCCCGGATCGTGTTGGGGTATTCCGGTCTTTTGTGAGTGCCATGTCTGTTCCTTATAGTTACGGGTTAATTTTTGAGCGATTGCTTGTACGCTTCCGGGTCAATTTGCATCTGTCGGCAGACGGCTAATTCCTCATCGCTTAACTGGTCGTCAGCAGCTGGAGGCTTCTTGCCGGTGGTCTGCATGCCGGATAGCGCGGCAATCGGTTGGGCGACATCGAGATAGCCTTGTAAAGCCGCAATGTCTTTTTTGCCCATATCGGTAAGCCACTGTTTAGATGCAGCGCCGATAATGCGACCGGTTTTAACGCCGTCCTCGATCAGCTTTTCGATCTGCATATCTACGGTATCGCCGGATAAGGCTGCCAGTTTGCCGTTTAGTTCATTGACGACTTCAATCGGCACGTATTTAGCGGGATCGGGTGTTAAGCTGATATGCGCCGTTGCGGTGCTGACTTGCGTAGTCAAGGCGGCGATTTCAGCATTTTTGGCGGTCAAGTGATCGATCAAGCTGGTTGCGGCGGCATCGGCTGCATTGCTGCTGAGTAATGCCTTGGCTTTATCAAGCTCGGCTTTAATTTCATCCAACGTTGCTAACGTCGGCAAATTAAACATCCAGCGCAATTGCTCTAAAAGTTCTTCAATATCCATAATGGACTCCGTGGGGTTGAGTAATGTATTAGCCGCCAAAAGGTTGGCAGCCGCGACTGTAACGGCTTGCATGCCGTCAATCGCGGGGTTGTTGGTCAGCGCGACGTTGATAATGTCCAGCACTTCGCCGGTTTTGGCATCGTAAGAAAACACAGGTGATACATAGCGGATTTCATCGGCGGCAATATGGCCCGATGCAGCCGCCGTAAATTTTGGATTTAGCGCAAACAGACCGGGATGAGCGGCGGGAGGTTCTCGCCACTCCAGCGTTTGCGGACCGATCCAGCCCGCAGCAACGACCGGCTTGCCGTTTTGCGCCGTCAACAGCGATTGGTGTTCGTAGTCGATGACAATGTCGTTTGAACGCCGGGCTACTGTTGCGATTAAGCGCTGTGCGGCGGCGGCATCCAAACGCCAAGGGCCTTTGCCGCGTAAAGCGCCGCGCGGTGCATCGAAAGTGCCGGCCGGGAATAATTGCATGGCAGCATCACCGCTGCCGCTCAGCTCAAAAGAGCAGACGGCAATCGCGGCTTTAGCGGGCAATGGTACGGATTGAGATGAGTGTTTTTTTGTCATGGACTGCATCTTAGGCAGTCATGAGCGAGGGGGGTATGAGAAGAACTTCTCAGTGGGTGGTTTTGGTTTATTATGTGGTTTTGTTGGGTTACAGCTAGCGCCTAACCCACGGCTGTTGCTTTGCGCTTAGCGTTTATTTGGCCAGGGCAGATGGTGTAAGAGAGTAATATAGTTCTATACTCGAATCGGCTGGAGGCCGCATTCTGCCGTTAAAATTTTCATGTTTAAAAATATAAAGTCATATACTGGCTACTGATCATTGCGCCACCATGTCACCCGCTCCCAGTAGGCAGAACGTTCACGAAGGCCAGATCTAAAATGCTCTTCTTGTTGCATTTGACTTTCTGTAAGCCCACATTCAATCGCCATAAAACTCAGTTCACTAAGGGCTTCTGCGGCCTTATCCATTGCAGCTATGGCATTTTTTACTATTTTTTCACGCTGTTTAATCGTGCTCATCTAGTCACCTACTTACTCGACTTAATTACCTGGGTATAGGACTCTATTACTCAGTTTCCAACTTTATTACTTACCCACAGATGGCTGAATTCGTCAACCAGAACTGGGTGCTGCCAGGCTAACCTGCAACGCTGATAGGTGCATTTATTGATATATGCACCTATTTGTGTGTCTATTTCGCGTTAGCAGCCCTCTACTCGCTTGAATAGATGACAGCTCCATGACATCGACAGCACGTCGAATCTAGTCATCGCCATTTTATGATCTGTAAAAAACTCCGACTGCCTGTCTTTATCATCAAAAATAATTGCCCAGTCAACCTGGGCTTCTAACTGCTCTAATCCACTCCATTGCCAATCGCTAATTCCATAAGGCCGTCGATGGCTTTTGTAGTGCTCTGGGCGGCGTTCAATGTCGCGGTACAAAGCCATTTTATTTCTGCTGTACTGCAACGGCTCTCTTGGGGCCGCGCTTTCCTTCGCATGCAGCCGCCACCAGACAGCGGTCCAGTAGTAACAGCGCGGCCAGCCTTCCTTGCGCTCCATCTCTCCAGCGTGGCACATAGCTTCTTGCAGAGTCATTGGTTTGGCTATTCTTTGTGTCATCAGCATAACTCTCTGGTCAAATGGGACGCGCCTAAGGTTCAGCGCGTTACTAAAATTCAATCGTGCGCGCCCTTTACCAGGGCGTTAGCAGCCCTCTACTCGCTTGAATAGATGACAGCTCCATGACATCGACAGCACGTCGAATCTAGTCATCGCCATTTTATGATCTGTAAAAAACTCCGACTGCCTGTCTTTATCATCAAAAATAATTGCCCAGTCAACCTGGGCTTCTAACTGTACATTTAACTCAGACCCGCCGACCTGTGGCGGTTGTGTAGCCATGTAGGGTGCGCATCGCGCACCATTTACGAATGCTCTTATTATGGGGCGTTGAAAAAGGGGCGCAATGCGCACCCTACATGGCTTCATTACTCATGCCCATCCTCATTCACAAAAAAACTTAATAATGCTTTGCGATGGATAAGAGCAGCATCACGCGATGCATGTGCGATACGGTTTAACACCCACCCCATTTGGCTGCTTCTTTCTTCAAATATCCTTGCACCAATTTCACTCTCATCACATGTGATATCCGCGATGTAAAAAGTATCGCCGTATGCAGGATAATCAGTAATTGGTTCTGGTACTTCTATGCCGTTTATATTCATTTAAATTCCTCAGTATTGTAGAGTGCGCGGCGCGCTGTGTACTGCATTCCCACGGAGCCCGTGGGAACGAGAGATTGTCCGTCATTTTTTTATACCTACCAATTGGCTTTTATTCATCATCAAGATATGCTCTCAAGGCGTCCTTGAAATGCTGTGTCGGGTCTCCATATCCCCAACCAATAAAATGTGCGACAGATTCATTTAATTGCTGCCAATTAGCCGCCCTAGCGTCAAGATTGTCTAACAATTTTTTAAGCTTTTCTCTTTCGCCCGCTTGTTTCTTTGCTAAAGACATTTTTATATAGCTCCCACATTATGAGATAACGTTTATAAACGATTTATGAGCCAGTTTAAGCCGCACTAAGTAGTTTTACTACCCCGTTACAGCGGCCACTATCGTTTTCGCGCCTCAAATCGCCTATATCTCAAATAAATCCATATTGAGCATTAAGGGCTCGACGGCATTAATAATCGTGCTGAGCTGCCGCTCGGTTAATCCGTATTTGCGCACCAGGTTATGCATGCTCATATGCTCGCGATGATCCTGCCTGATCATCTCATTCCTGACCGCTCGCCGCGCCGCTTCCGCTTTAACTATCGTCAACGGCTCGGCCCCGCCAAACACCTCGCTCAACTGACACGCCGCCGGATAGCCCAACAACTGGCTCAGGGGATGCTCCGGGATCATGTGGACCGGCACTGATACACGCATTCCGCCGTAGGCGCTCCACAGCTTCCACATGACCTCATCGCCGCAGTATTCGGCGATTTCCAACAAGCTGGCAGGCAGCAAATGGCGGGGCAGATCGCTCATTACTCAGCACTGCTCGCGGCTGGTTGTGTGCAACGGGCTTGCCATTTTTTCAACGCCTCGATCACGCCGGACGCTTGTTCGCTGCTGAGCCATTGCAGCGCATCAACGCCTTTTAAGCGTTTGACATACGCAGCCAGACTGGCTTCGGATGGATTGCGGACAATGCCCTGGTTATGCATTTCCAGCCACAAGGCCCGTATTTTGCGGGACTGCGCATCGTCGGCCAGTTTGCGCCGTGAGGTTTTTCTTGGGCCCTTAACTTTATTGCCGGATTTGTATTTGACCTTGAAGCCCTTGGTTTTCATGGCTTCCACGGCTTTAAACAACTGGGTATTGCTCAGCGTGGTTGCGGAATAACGACCGTCTTTCAGCGTTGCGCCCTGCTGAGGCAGCCAGATGCCGTAATAAAACGCGTCGTCGTAGCCTAATTCTGCCTGGCCGACACGCAGCAGCTTGTAATAGCGATTGCGGTCGAACTCGGCTTGTCTGTTGGGATGTTGCATGATGTGTCCCTCGGTTATGATGATTGGGTAGGCCGGTGTTATTCCATGTCCTCTTCACCCAGCACTTGATCGCGCCCCTCGTTCAGCAGATATTTCGCTATCTCGTCGCTCATCAACAAGTCGGTCGTAGCGCCGGTTACTGAGCAAGGTGCTAAAGCGGTTTTGATTTCTTGGGCTTTTTTGGGTTTAGGTTGTGCATAGGCTACTTGCGCCGCAGCGGCGATTAATACGATTGTGATTAAGAGTTTTTGCATGATTGTTTCTCTTTTATTTTCGTTTTTAATTTAGTGATTTGTGTCAGCAACTCAGGTGTTTGGCTGGCCTGGTATAAGCTTTCAAGCCCAGCCAAGTCGTTGCGCAGCCGGTTTAACTCCATCACGTGGCGCTTGCCGTCATCAATCGGCGCTTTGCTGTAATCCAGCCAGCGCATTTCGAAAAGCCAGCCTTGCGCCATCTTGCGCGATTGCCCAGGCGGAACCGGTTTACCGGCCTCTTGCCGGGCGGCCGTGATAATCTCCTGGTACTGCTCGCGCGATAACTCGCCCAACTGGTGCCAGCGCATCGCGGCATTATTGCGATCGCGTTTGTAATCAAACGCGGTCCAAAAGGCATCAAAGGCTTTGCGCTGGTGCTGGCTGAGCAAGGCAATCCAGTCTTTAGACTCGCGCGGCTGGCCGGCTTGATCGGGGCCGTAGCCGTTTTGGCAAAGCCACGCCCACAAGCTTTCGGCGTATTCAAGACACGCTTGCCGCTTTTCAGGTTTCGGCAAGCTGCGGCTAAAAACGTTTTGGATAAAACGCTTCTTGCTCATCAGATTTCATCACCATCACATGTCACAGTCATATCGGATTCGTCTATCACCAGGCTATCGCAACTGATCAAATGTATACCCCAACTGCCGTCTAATTTAGGCCAGCCTTCTGGCGGATAATTGGTAAATACTGGCAATGCGTTACCGTTTGATAATTCAATAGCCAATACGCTACCGGCCAGATTCAACAATACAGCCTTTAATAAACTTCCTCCTGCATGGTCTATACGGTCTTCTGCCCCAAACCAGAAATTATTAATTTCGTGTAATACTTCAGGTGTTAAAACGTCATGATCAATTTCAACTACGACATCCGCCTTATTGTCGTAGCTGATTACGTATGTTTTTTTCATGATTCTTCACCCCCTTCGTCTGCTAAAAAATCAAACTCGAACCCAAGAGGAAAATCAACCGATGACATGGACAATGGGATCGATACCTTTTCGTTCGCCAAGTTCATAAAATACGCCTCGATAAACCAACAGGTACGCGTCGGCTTGTAGGCTTGCAGGATGGTATTGACCCCGTCGGTAAAATTAACGTCATGAAAATCGTCGGTCATTTTTTGCAGCTCCAAGACGCGGCTAGCGCGCAGATTGCCCTTGGCGTCTTTTTTCAATAGCCTGAAAATCGTCTTGACCAGCTTGGCCGATGATGGATCGGTCGCCAACGAGTCGATGTAAGCGGTTACTTTTTGAATCCCCGCCGATACTGTATCGTCCCAGTTATCATTGACCCTATAGCCGATGGTGATGCCATATTGGTCGGTGCTAAAGGTATGGCTTTGCTGGTTGTCAGTGACACCGTACACCTCGGCTTTCATCGCCAATAAATCCTTGAAATAGGCAAACGTATCCGCTTTGATGCGGCCTAAATTGTCCGATACCTCGATTAATTTAACGACGGCATCCGGCACGGTAGTTGTTACCAGTTCTTTGTAGGCTTTGCGGTTCTGTTCAGCTTTTTGGCGTTTCTTCCGCAATAAATCTTCGAGCTGCTGCTCAGTTAATTCTGTAGGGTTAATCAAGGTTTCAGTGGTCATTTGCTTATACCGGTTGTTTAAAATTATTTACCAAAAGTGGATCATTGCCGGCAGCACAGCCAGCACTACCAGCAACATCACAATGCCGTCCATTACTGCGCGGCCCGTTGTTGCCCAGGCCACGGGATGACGTTATCGGCCCGAACCGCACGGACCGGCTTGTGCCAGACGATGGTTACATCATCAATAACGGCCGCGTAGGATTTGTAAAAATGACCGTCTGCCCAGCCTTGGCCGGTGTATACCGATTTCAGATTCTGCGTGGATCGGGTTGGGTAAACTATCATCGTCAGGCCACGGCCTATCTGTATGCGCAGCAGTATTAGCTCCAAATATTCTAATTTTGCGATGGCCTGGATGATGCGCCGGCGTAGCTCGTCTGGGCATGGTGCATCGAGTAATTTATAGCTGCTCATAGTTTCACCTCTAACGTATCGATAAACCGAGTAATCTCTTCTGTACTCCAGTACCATTGCGAAACGCCGTGACATATACCGGCGGTTGCCTGTTGCACAGGGCTAGGTAATTTGTCCCGTGCGATGTATTGACCGGTGTGAGCTTTGATCATGGACTGTATTTCAGGTAGGGTTAGATGCATGCTCATCTCATACCTCCCGTATTAAATCGCCGCTGACTTTGGTAAAACCAAGCTGGGCGGCTTGGTTCAGCGCGGCGGTGACTAAGTTGTTGACCATCAATGGGTACATCAGGCTGATGGTTTCACGGTTCTTTGCGTTCGATTTGGTAAAGATCAGCTGCGCTCTGATTCCATCAATCGCATCGGCTTCAAAAACATTGGCGATATCTGCACCGACGCGCCCGAACTTAAAGCGCAAGTAGTCATCAATCGAGGCATCCAGCGGCCCCAGCTCGACCAACTCGCAGCGCTGCACCACTTCGCGCACTTCGGGCGAGCGTTCGTCCAGTTTCTTTTTCAGCTCGGTTTGGCCGATCAGGATGATCGACAGCAGTTTTTTAAAGCCGTCTTCCAGTTCCAGGAAGCGTTTTAGGTGCTTGAGTGTTTGCGTGCTCAACGCATGCGCTTCTTCAATGATCAGGCAATGGGCAAAGCCTGCACGGCGGCTGTCTTTGAGGATGCGGTGCAGCTGGCGGCTTTTGGCTTCCATGGTGCGCTTGGGGTTCTCGTTGGGCGCTACGGTGTTGATGATTGCATCGATAATGGACGCAGATTTCAGCGTTTTGCCTTTGATGTCGTTGTCTTCCATGCCCAGCACATACGGTTGGATCAGGATGATCGGCGCTTGCTCGCGGGCTACGCGCTCTTCCAGGTCTTTACGCAAGGTGGACTTGCCCGCGCCGGATTCCCCAATGACAGCCATAAAGCCGCCGAATTTAGCGGTGCTCCACAGGTATTCACGGACGTAGCGCGTGGTTGGGCTGTTAAAGACGTCATCCGCTTCGTTGACGTCCTCGCTAAATGGATCGCGGAATAAACCAAAATGTTTTCTGGCTGCTGGTGACAGCGTTTGTTTTCGTAGTAACATATCTAAGACCTCCGAGGTCATTGTTATTTCCGTGTCGGCTGTTACAGCAGTCGATACGGGTTCAAATAGATGGGATTCAACCGCAATGCCATTAGCCGATAGCACCAAGGAAATACGGGCTTGTAATGCCGTTCTATCCGGGTTTGTGGGCCAAATCTCTTTATTCAGCAGTTGCGCAATCGTTGCAGGGCTCAGTTCGACCGTTCTGGCGAGATCGGCTTGACTGATACCGTGTTGTTGCAGCAAGGGTTTTAGCGCCAGCATGTTAGTGGTGTGAGGCCGATTGCATGGGGATCAACGTATTTGATCGCATTCGCTGTATTTTCTGGACGCTATGGGCCAGTGCTTCAGCGAGCTGGTCGCCGACTGCTATAGCCGTCGTATCAGCAACAGCCAACTCTTCCGGCGTCTGAAATTTGAGCACCTTGACTTCAAAGCTCTCAGTCTTTGTATCGGTGTCTTCGATGATGATTATTGTTTTAGCCATTGGCTTATCTCTCTTGGTTGGGTATTAATGGATCAGTCCAAATAGCCCGACTCTTTTAAGTCGTCTATTGGATTGCCGATTATCTTCACTGCTTTCAGCAAGGCCCTATTCATCCTGATGAGGTAATCCACGGATGAAATGCCTTCTTCCAGCATGTATTTCTTAAGTTTTTCTTGGTCGTTTATGTCAAAAATCACGGTTTGTCCTCTGCTCCTTTACCTTGGCTTTTTTTAGCTCGCCCCAGCATGTTCGTACTATTCGCCATGCTCGCTTTCTGCCTATCCCGAGACGCATGCTCGTTCTCACATGATCTGATCGACTGAATGATTCACCTCGTATTCTCATTGCTCCTCCACTATTGGGTTAAACCGCCTGCAATCTAGCCTTGCCGCCCACGGATCGCCCCGCGCGCAGATCGGCTAAAACTTGTTCCAATTCCGGGTCGGTCGCCCCGTTCGGGAATCGTTCCCTCAAATCCGCCAGCATCGTCGCGTTCCAGTCATCGCCTAAGGCGCGCTGCAATAAAATGGCTGTTTTCGTAAAGCTATTGCGTTCAAATTCCAGCTTGGTATCCATCGCCGCCGCAATGTCCGGCGTATCCAACTCTTTCGCAGCCGGCAGCAAGCGTTGCGGCAATTCGCCTTGGCCTAAATGGCTATGCGCCACCACGCCTTTGCCATCGTTAAACTGCTGGAACGGCCTGACGTTTTTCCTCAACATCTCTTCGGCCTCTGCCAAGTTGACGTCGCCATAAGCGGCCTTGGCAATGTCCTTGGCGGCTTGCTCGGCCACGGTATGTTTGGCGCTCTTGTATTCATCGCCGATCACCGTGCCGCTCATCATCCGGCCGAAAGCGTCAAAGTCTTTTACCGGACCGATTTGCACCACCAAGGGCTCTTTGCCCAGTTGCTCGATCTCGACCCGGATTTCGCCGTCCGCCAGCAACAGCGGCGAGACTTTGACCTTGTCTTTCTGGCTGTAAAACTCGGCCCACTGCGATAGGTCATAGGTGCGACTACCTCCTAACTCCGGATGTACATAGGTAATTAAGCCATTGCGCACTGTCCGGGTGGTCTCTGTACCTGTTAAAAACCACGAGCACACTTTACGTTCCGGTAGCTTGATCAGGGCATCCGGGGTGCGCAGGATCATCTGCCACAACTCATCCCGCACCAGCTTTTCGCCGCTATCGCGCTGCACCCGGCTATCGACATGCTTGATCGCATTGGCGTTGTAGTCCCGCACCCAGAGTTCAGCCGAGGTGTTTAACTCTTCAATGCAATTTACCGGTTGGTCTCGCAAGCGGCTTTCAAAATGCATTTCGACGATACGGTTGCCGTTTTCAACGCCGCCCTTAACCCAGGCATGGTGCGTGGCGTGGGTTTCGTGGCGTACCCCCAACGCATCCAGCAGGCGCTTGATACCGGCGCTGGTGTTGGCGCTGCCTTTGTCCCATAACAGCAACTCGGGAATGCCGAACGACACGCGCTGTAGTTGCTCTCCCCAGGTCCATAACAAAAACTCAAACAAGCTGCGCTGGTTTTCGCCGGCCGCCTCGAAGTAGCGCACGTCCAGGCTTCCGCTGGCATGGTCGTAACGCACATAGCGCCAGACTTTCAGCTTGACCTTTTCAATCGCGGCTGGCTTGTTCTTGTTAAACTCCGCCTCGGTCATCATCATTTGCCGCTTTCCGACGTAGTAAATCAGGCATAACGACGGGTCGATCTGGTGCACATGGTTCGGGTACAGGCTGCGCAGCTGGGTATGGTTGCGCGCATTGGCTTGCGATTTAGTATCCATCCTACGGCTCCTTAAAATCCGGTTAATCTGGCTCGCGCCGACATTGATCTCCAGGCCGTTAGCGTCGGCAATGTTCATCGCGACGCCGGTCGGCTTGGTGGCTTTGCCGTTGGCGCGGACCGATAGGTTCTTGCTGGCGGCGATAAACACCAAGCTAGGCTCGGGCAATTTCGTGGTGCCGGCATCGGTGCGTTTCTTGCGCCCGGTTTGGTAGCCGGCAAACGTGCCCAGCCAGCGCCAGACCGTTTGTTTACTACGGCCGTACAGTTCGGCAAAGGCGTCAATCAACGGACCGCCTTGACCGTGCGCGGCGGTTTCCAGCTGACGGCGCAAAATCAACAAGAGTTCCATCATCTCCGCATTGGGCTTGTTCATAGTCATCCACTCCGCAATGGCGCTCATACTTGCAACAGGTTGATCCGTGCATCCGAATAAGCGCCCAAGGAGCGGTCGAAACTCATGCCTAGCGCGGCGAGCAGCTCGGCGCTCTCGTTGTGGATGCCGACCAGTTCCGTGGCCAATATCTCCCGTGCCTGAGTGAGTGCGGCTTCTTCGTCTTCCGATTGCGGCTCGATCTTCATGGCTGCTTCGCGGATCACATCCAAGGAGCCGAGCGCGTGTTTCAGGTTTTTGCGTGTGATCGCCAGTTGATCGAGATAGCCTTTAAACGCGGACGGCCAATCGATATGAGCAAAGACCGGCCTATCCAGCTTTAGGCGCTCCAGCTCATGATCCAATTCGTTCAGCTTTTGGTCTTTCTTTTGGATGACGGCGTCTTTGGACTTAAGATTATCGCTGGCTTCTCGCAGGGCTTTTTTTAGCTCTGAAACACTCATTGACTCAATGTCGTTCAATGTTACGCCACGTACTGAACCACCGTTTTCAAGTGCTTCGATTTCGCCGTCATCCAGTACTAAAAGCTCTAACAGTTTTGATTGCGTGCCTGCGGATTTCAAAAGCGAATTCGAATTCGTTTTTGAAATTTTTAATGTTGCTGACATGAACTTTTGAGCCATGCGTCTACTAATACCAAGCAGTTCTGCCCGTGACTCAAATTCCCCGTGCGGCGTCAACTCCTTCAGAATCAGCAAGCGCTTGCCCAGTTCTAGGCAAGCTTCCACGGTGCGGCGCTGGTAAAAGCGTATCTCATCCTCCAGCGCTCCGACGGTTAACGCTCCGTCGTATCCAAGCTGCTGCGCCACTGCCAATACATTGTCTGATGCCTGCCTTTCAATTGCTGCCAACTCGTTAACTGCTTGTACTGCCTCAGCAACGCGACCATGTGGATCATCCGGAATGATCGTCGATGTGTCTTCCACGCTAATTTCTTTTCTAGCCATTAGTAATGCTCCTAATCCGTTCTATTGCGTTGTCAATTTGAGTCTCGGGGCCGCCATACAGTCGATTTCTGGCTTCTATAAGGCGGTTTTGTGCAGCTTCCAGGGATTGCAGAATTTGTACGGCCTGCCGTGCCAGTCGGTGACTGGGCCTGATGCGTCCCGTCTCCGGTATGCGTTCGGCAAAGCCTGAACTTTCCAACGTATTGACATAGCGGGTAATGTCGCTGGCCGAATACCCCGTTTCTTTAGCAAGCTCGCTGTTGCTAAAACCGTGAGCGAAATTCCGCAGCAAAACATCTAACACTTTAAGCACCTTGCCTGCGCTTTTGTTATCTTGTGCAGCCATTGTTATTCCTCATCAAATGGCAGCTCAGGCTGCCGGTATTTTTCTACATTGCCCTTGTGCCAACTGGTTTGCTCCAAAGCGGTTTGCAATGCGGCCAAAGTTTCGTCTATGCCGGTAAGCTCCTCGCAAAACTTCATTAGCTCACCAACCGCAGCGTGATACGTGCCTTGCAATTGTTGGATATCCCCAGTACCGCATTTTTTGCCGCGTGGCACGTCGATGACCAACTTACCGTTACTCTCACATGACCAACGACTTACGTAATCGATGCCGCAAGCATTCTCGAACGATTTAAGCAGCCGTAACGGCAAGTCCGCTTCGCCTATCCATTTGTAAAGCGTCCAGTAGTTGACCCCCATAATGTCAGCGATACCTTCCACTGACCGGTTGTGATGCGCCTTGGCATAACGCACACACCAATCCATTGCGTCTTTTAAATTCAACGGCCTAACGGCCTTCCAATTTCTTTTTTTCATTGGATCACCCTCGTTGGAGCAATGGCCAAACAAAAAACCGTTTTGCATATGTGCAAGCCTGTTTCATAATGCAAAAATAACCCCGTCTTAAATCAACACGGGGAAACGCCATGAACGAAGAACAATACAATGAACTCAACGGCAGCATCCAAGGGCTCAGCGACATTTTATTAACCTTGGTCGTAACGCTGGATAACCAACGCATTATTAATGCCGAGGACTTTGCCGCCGATTTAAGCAAGTTGTCGGTCATTAGGAGCCTTGAGCCTCATCTGGATTCGGCCCGTTATCAGCTGGCTTTCCTGGCTGATCGGATTGAGGACTACAAGCACCACAAGGTAGCGTCGGAGACTGGGCAATAAAGCGAAGCGCCGATTCAGGTAGGCGGCTGACCTGCTTGTATCGCGTACGGTGCAATCGACGATGAAAACCTGGGTGTTTAAGCTTGATCGACATCGGCCCGACGTAAGCACCTAAGATATTTTCGGCTTTGCGGGAATAAAGCTCGCCGATAATGGCCGCCTCTTTTGAGCGGCCGAATTCGTCGAATTGAGCACCAGCATTAGCAAGCAATTGAACACCTTGACGCACTTTTTCGGCGGTTTGTTCATGTAATAGATTCATCGCTGTGAATTGGTTTGGGTCTGGTTGTTGATTCATATCGGCTCCTAAGCGGCTGATTGCTTGCTAAGGTCGTAACGGCCAGGCCACAGTTCCGATAACGGCTTGCCGGTTTTTTTGGCAATGGCATCGGCGATACGGCGTGAGGTCGAGCGACCATAGATAACATGATTAACAGCAGTATCTGAAACCTCGCAAATACGGGCAATTTCAATTTGACTACTGTTCGCTTTCTCTAAAGCGGCCTTAATGTCGGCTGGGTGCATATCGATCACCTGAGGGGTTGTTTGTGTCTGCATGGTCAAGTTTTAAAAGTTGTTAGTTAAGTTAGGATTATTATTGCACGATTGTGCAACTTGTCAACATGCGAAAGATGAATATATGTGCAATATTTCGAAGCGATTATTAGATGAGCGATTGAGGCTTGATAAAAATCAGGCTGAAATGGCTGAAATTGGTGGAGTTGCGAAGCGAACCTATTGCAATTATGAGTCGGGGGAGCGAGAGCCGATGGCAAGTTTTTTTGCAGGGTTAGCCGCAGCCGGTGCCGATGTGCAATACATCCTGACGGGCATACGTTCGGTTAATTTGCCGTCAAATCCTTACCCGTCATTACAATCAGAGCCTGCCATGGCGGCCCAGGATAGTGCAGGCTATACCGTGACGCTTAGACCCGATCAAGCAGCGCTGTTGGATAACGTCGAGCACTGCGCCAAGGAGGATCAGGAGGCCATCAAACGCATGGCCTTTATAGCCGCTAAAGCGGACAACAAGGATGAGACGCAACAGGGGAAGAAAAAGAGGGCTTAAAACGCCCCATTAAGCAACTTAACTTAGGCGCATACCTAGCGCTTTTGTTAATTCAATATTCCAAGGAAACCATGAAAAAACCAATCATTATTGCAACAATTATTCTCATATTCCCATTCTATCTAGTTAGTTGTGCAGAAGCTCCGCCAACTACTTCATACGTACAGCGGTATTGGGATAATAGAGCCAAGGAAGAAGCGTACCAACTGGCTCACCCTAAGCCTATTTCAGTATCCATGATCGTTAATACTATGCATCCTGATGTAACTCAGGCAAGTTATGATCAGGCAAATTTAGAATGTGACTATCAAGTTGCATCAACTACCGCTGATTTATCATGGATTCCTCCAAATAGCCGTTTAAGCCGTTCCACAGAAGAAGCAAGCCATCAAGTGCAAGTCAGAATAAAACAAACTGAATTGAAGGATCTTTGTATTGCATCGAAGGGTTATAAATTTATTTCATCAACAGATAAAAAAGATATTGAAATAGTTAAAAAACAATGCCCTGGCTATGAGATGTCCGGTAAATTTTGCGTTATACCAAACATAATAAAATAGCCCTGTAGGGTGCGCATTGCGCACCTGATTGGATTACGTATTTCGCACTAAGTAAAACCGCTTACGTAAAAATGCCTATTATTGCCGTAAATGGTGCGCGGTGCGCACCCTACAAGCTTATCAATAACAATTACACAGGATAGTTAATGGATTATTCACTGATCAGCACCGCCATGGCTTCCTTGCGCCTGGCTAAGGATTTGAGCAATGCTGCCGTCGAGTTGCGCGACTGGAACCATATGGTGGGTGAGATTACGAAGATCAACGGCGAGCTGCTCAAGGCATACGATGCGCTGTTCACTCATCGTTCCAGTTTGTTCGAGCTGCAAGAAAAGTATACCCAGGTAGTTAATGAGTTGCGCAAGGCTCAAGAGGTTATTGCTGAACGCGAACGTTACGCGCTGTTCGAGATCGGTCTCGGCAAGATGGTTTACCGCCTCAATGTTATCCAGACCAAAGGCGATATGGCCGAAGCCATCCACCGCGAGCCTGTCCACTATCTGTGTCAGCCGTGCTTTGACCTCGGGCGAAAAATGGTGTTGTTGCTCTACCCCGCCGCCGCCGATGGCCCGGTCGCTTGTTGTCCGTCTTGTAGGCAGTTCTTTAATGCGGAACGGGCTTGATGAATTAAGCATATCCGTTCCCTTTCTGCTGAGGGGATTAGGTTTCGGGCGGCCAATAAAACAGCGGCAGGGTACTTTTTTGCACATTGAACACATCACCATAATTATTTCCTCATCTTTTTATTAAGTCATCTTGTAGGCCGGAATAAGTCTACCCAAGCGTAGCGCGTGGTAGCGTTTCCGGCGAATCTGGGCGGTGTTGCCGGAAACACCGATTCTCGCTACCGCTCAAACCGGCTTATTCCGGCCTACGTACTGAATAAGCCATAGCTAACTAAATAAGATACTTAGCTTTATCTCCTAAACGCCTCCGGCGGCGGCATGTCGCCGGGCGGTAGTTGCAGCATCTCTCGCCAGACGCGGTTGAATTTTCGCGGATCGGCGCACACTTCCTGCCAATCCGCTTCTGTTTTGCCTTTCTTCAGGTAATAGCTCTTGATCGCGGCATGGTGCATGCTGGCCCGTTGCAGCCGTGCTTGGGTTGCATACGGGCTGTTATGCATCATCGTCAGGTAACGGGTTTACAAGGTTCAAGACAAAAGCCAGCACAGGCCAAAACGCCATCACTGCCACAACAAACCATATCGGCGTATTGCCCGTGCGTTTTACTAGTGCTATCCCATTTACACAGGTAAACATCAGGACAGCCATTATCTGAGACTCATTTGTTCTTAATGCTAACCGTATCCGCATAACAAGGCGCTTAACAGAAGCGAGGTTATAAGCTTTGTCCATTTCCTAATCTCCTGGCGCTGGCTCAGACAAGGCGTCTACCCGCTTGCAGGTCAGCCAGCGTCAGCCCGCCGGTGTATTGGCAATGCGCCAGTTCTTTAAAGCTCTTCCAATTTCCGGCCCACTCCAAGCCGATATCTTCCGCTATCTTCCCGCACTCTTTAAACAGTGCGGCATTGCTCCAAGCCGCTTTGCCGTTGACGATCGGGCAAAAATCAAACGCTAAACGATAGTTATGAAACGACTGCCCGGCAGCGGCGTTGGTCACTTTTGGCCCTGACTTGGTGCGGCCTTGGGCATACAGCGCCGCTTGCGATTCGTTATCGCGGTAGGTGCTGGTGATGATGACATCGATACCCCGCTGCGCGCAGGCGGTAATAAAGGCATGGCATAGGGCGGCAACGTGTGGGTGCAGGTCGTTGGGGTTTCGGCTGTTAATCATGTTTGTGCCTCCGTTGGGCGTAGTTATCCGTCCTGAAGTCTACGCATCTGGCACTAAGTAGGGCATGAGCAGTGCTTCGCATACCTGCTATTTGCGCTAACGCCTATCATCTCCTCGCACTGTTAATTATCACCAACGGGAGAGAAACAATGCACAAACTAACCTGGGCTTTTTGCCTTTTTCTATCGCTGCTGTTTGCGCCGGCCTTGCAGGCGGAACCGGTTCGTTATCAGACCTCGACGCTAACTATCGGTGACTCGGCAGCGGAAGCAGTCACGCCGTCCGATGTTCATGCGTGGGAGGTGCCGGATACGCCGTTTATATTGGTGGCGCATGATGCTGGCTGGCCTTGCTTGTCTTTGCATAATGGCAGCAGGCATCCTCGATCTCATCAATCCGCGAAGGCGCACGATCCTGACGGCGACGGTTATGCCAGTCCTGCCGTGTCCAGGTTGAGCCATGCTGTTGATTACGGGGGCGTGTAGCTTTCGGCATGCGGGGCGCTATATGCGCCTCGCTGTTTTTATCAATTAAATAGTTGCGGAGCATAAATAATGAAAAGTTGGGTAACTAAAACAGCCGGTTGGTTGGCGATTGCGATGGGTGTCGTCGGCTTTGCAGTGGGAATGATGGAGGCAGGTGATGCGGGGATGCTGATCACGAATGGCATGGGCTACGTGGGGCTAGATCGTAAGTTTAAGCGCATGGAAGCCTCTGCTGCCAATGGGGTAAGCCAATGATCATGCTGATTACTTTTTTTGTCGGCGCCTTGGTTGTTATGGGGCTGGTTATTGCGACGTTGGTTTACCGCAATCGCGCGGATCGTAAGTCCCATGAATTGGCAACCCAGCAAACTATCAACGCCGCGGTCACACGAAGGGATCAACACAGGGAAGATCTGGATAAACGGCTGCATGCACTGCACGAGGCACAACGCTATGAAACGATTGAAGACAATGCACATTTGGCTGATCGCTCTGATTTTGACAATGACTGGGGTGGCTTGCCAAGGTCCGGCGACGGTGCTGGTGCCGCAGATAGTGGCGCTGAGTCGTCCGTCGCGACCGGTGCTGCCGGCGATAACGGCAGCAGAACTGACTAGTCTGAGTGATGATGTGTATCGCCGCTTAGCAGAGCGTAACCGGCTGCTTTGGCAGTATACCGAGGAGCTGGAAGTGATTATTGATTCAACCAAGGAACCGGATAGATGAAGGGATTGGAAACACTGCTTAATCCTCCTGAGCACATGAATGAGGATGAGCGCATCGAGCAAGCCGAGCAGTTTTATCAGGATTTATCGTTGCTGCAACATCAGCAGGCTACAGCGGTGAATCCTAATGCGGTGTCGGCTGAGTTTTGCGAGGAGTGCGGCAATGTGATTCCTGACGATAGGCGCGAAGCCGTTCCGGGCGTGGAATTGTGTGTGGACTGCAAGCGGGCTGAAGAACTTAAAGAAAGGAATTTGCGATGAGTATTAATGTCGTTGGTGAATGGCTGGACGTTATCTATAAGGTCTTAACAGGGATATTCGTGATTTGGTTGTATTTTGATCGGCGCAATGACAAGACGCTGGCGCGTGTCACCAAGCTCGAAGGTCACATAGATGACAAGCTGGATACCATGGAGAAACGCCTGGATGAACAGTTGGACGATCATTCTGAACGATTGGTAAAGGTAGAGTCGGATTTGCGTAATCAGCCAAAGCATGAGGACTTGGGCAAGATTTACGATGAAATGCGTAAGGTATCTGAGTCTATTGCTGGGATGGCATCCAATTTATCGGGTCAAAAAGCTATGCTCGAAGGCCTGGAAAAACAGGTATCGCGCATGGATACCTTTTGGCGCACTCACAGCAATTAAGGATTTAACATGGCTTATAGCGATTTTATGACCGCTAACCGGCGGTTAACTATTTTATCCCTGCTTGCGGCTGCCACTGCTTATACGCTGCACGAAGGCAATATCAAAACCGCTTTAAAAGAGCGCGCGGAACCCGTCGGAACAGATGTGCTGCGCGCGGATCTTCAATGGTTGCATGAGCAAGGTTTGGTTCTGGCTAAACAGCCTGACGGGGTTTGGTTTGCCACATTGACTGCCCGAGGCGGTGATGTGGAACAAGGTTTATCGAGCGTGCCGGGCGTCGCAAGGCCGGAGCCTAAGTAATGCCGCCACGTTCCGCAGTTTCTCAGCTTCCGGAAGCGGTATTGACCGCCCTGAATGCCCGTCTGATTGATCAAGCGTTTAGCGACTATGAAGGCTTGGCTGCATGGCTTAAGGAACAAGGCTTTCAGATTAGCAAAACGGCTGTGTTTCGTCACGGTTCCGATCTGCAAGCCAAGATGGAAAAGTCTTTATCTCGGGCTCGTGAACGGATGGAAATCGCCAAAGCCTTACGCGGTGCATCCGACGATGAGAAAGCCGCATTGATGGAAGCGAATGAAATGGTGGCGATGGATCAGATTATGGATATGTTTGAGGAAGTCAGCGGGCTGGAGATCGGTGATCGTATGGCTGCAATTCCTAAGCTGGTACGGGCTATTGCGGATTTAAACCGATCGGCGATCGGATCGGCTAAATGGAAGCGGGAGTTTGAAGCGCAAATCAAGCGTGAAGCCTTGGAAGCCGCCGCAGAGCGTGTCGGTGAGGCAGCCAAAGCCCAAGGCCTGGATGTTGATCAAGCCAGGTTTTGGCGTGAAAAAGTCTTGATGGGCGTGTAATGAGCCAGATAGCGCCGTTAAACGATACCCAGCGGATCATCGAATGGGATGAATTGCCGGAATCGGTAAGATCAATTCCTGATAACTTCAATCCCCTTGATGAGGGGGTATTCATGAAGCATCAAGTCGAATGGATCAAGTTGATCCACTCGGTCGATTTGGCTGCCTCAGAAAAATGCCGCCGATCTGGGATTACTTTAGCCACGGCTTTCGATGACACGATTACGGCGGCATCGCGTAAGTCTGCGGGCGGCTCTAATGTGTTTTACATTGGAGACACAAAAGACAAAGGCCTTGAGTTTATTGGCTATGTCGCTAAGTTTGCGCGGATTATTGTTGCTGCGCAAGGCGAAGGCGTTTCGCAGATCGAGCAGTTTATCTTTGAAGATCAGGATACAAAAGGCGAGACGACGAAGCAAATCACGGCCTTTCGGGTGCGCTTCGCTTCCGGTTACCGGATTACGGCCTTATCAAGCCGACCAGAGAATATACACGGCTTACAAGGCATCGTCGATATTGATGAGGCGGCGCTGCATAAAGATGTACGCAGTGTTATTGAATCGTGTACGGCATTGCTGATTTGGGGCGGAAAAATCCGCATTATCAGTACACATCGCGGCTTAAAGAATCCGTTTAATGAGCTGATTCGCGATATACGCCAAGGCCTGTACGGTTCGGCTGCGGCCGTATTTAAAATTACTTTTGACGAATGTGTTGCCAATGGCCTGTATGAGCGAGTCTGCTTTATGCAAGGGATTGAGCCGACCGAGGAAGGAAAAAAGGATTGGTATTTGCGTATCCGTAAGGGTTATGGACCGCGCAAAGCAGCGATGCTAGAAGAGTTGGATGTTATCCCGCGCGACGGCGAAGGCTCGGCGATTCCAGGACTATGGATTGAGCGGGCGATGAGAGAAGTGCGGCAAGTATTGCGGCTGACGTTTGACGATGATTTTAAAAACTGGCCACTGGAGACTCGGATAAAAGAAATTGATGCATGGATCAAGCGAGACCTTGACCCCTGCATTTATGCATTATCGAAAACAGATTGGCATTATTTTGGGATGGACTTTGCCCGCACCGGGCATTTATCGGTCATCGTGCCGTTGATAAAGAAAATGGATTTAAGCCGCAAGGTGCCTTTTGTTATTGAGCTGCACAATTGCCCGATTAAGCAACAGCAGCAAATTCTTTGGTATTTGATCCCTTTGCTGCCCCGGTTCAGCGGCGGCGCTATGGATGCTACTGGCCCAGGGCAGAACTTAGCTGAACTTACTTGGGAAAAACATAAATCCGTAGAGCAGGTTATGTTTAGTCAAGCGTGGTACCGGGACAATATGGGCGCATTTGTACAGTTGTTTGAAGACGACATGATAGATATTCCGCGTGATGCTGAGCATGAGTCGGATTTACGCGATCTTGAACGAATAGACGGCATTATCAAGCTACCCAAAGAAGCCACTGAAAACGAAGAAGGTATTGCACGGCACGGCGATTATGCAATCGGATTAGCGCTGGCTGATTTTGCGGTGCGCAACTGTAAGTCTAATGTCATAGAACATAACCCCATGCCCAGCAAAGACGACCGCTACTGGGAAAAAGACGATTTTAATATTGAACGCGACGGAGCTTGGTAAATGATTTTGGACCGTTTTGGAAAACCGATTACACCGGCCGACGTGAAGGAGAAGCAAACCGATTCCCCACAATCGGCACAGTTGCACAGGGAGTTTGCCGAGCATCCATCAAAAGGCCTGACGCCGGCTAGATTGGCCGAGATATTGCTGGCCGCCGAGCGCGGCGACATGATTGCTCAGGCCGAGCTTTTCATGGATATGGAAGAAAAGGATACGCATATCGGCTCGGAACTGGGCAAGCGGAAAATGTCGGTCAAAAAGCTGGACTGGGCATTGAAACCGCCGCGCGATGCCACAGCCACGGAAAAAAAGAACACTAAGATGCTAGAAGCGCTGATCAGCGATGAGCTGGATATTGGCGCAATCCGCTTTGATGCACTGGATGCGATCGGGCATGGCTATTCGTGTATTGAGTTGGGCTGGGGCCGTAATGTGCAGGATAAGTGGTTTCCGAATCAGGTAGTGCATCGGCCGCCGACGTGGTTTACCACGCCTCAGGATGATCGTAATACGCTGCATTTGCGAGATTCCAGCACGCTGTACGGTGTGCCGTTGCAGCCGTTTGGTTGGATTGCGCATATCCATAAATCGCGTTCGGGTTATCTGGCCAGGGCGGGTTTGCATCGATCATTAGTATGGCCATACCTGTACAAAAACTACTCGGTGCGTGATTTGGCTGAGTTTTTGGAGATTTACGGTTTGCCGATCCGCATCGGTAAATATCCGGACGGCGCTGATGATAAAGCTAAACGTGATCTGCTGAGGGCAGTGTTGAGTATCGGCCACCATGCAGCGGGCATTATTCCGGAGACGATGCAGGTTGAGTTGCAGCAGGTTTTAGCATCGGGCAACGCCGAATCTTTTAAGGTGATGATCGATTGGTGCGAGGCCAGTGTATCCAAGGCGATTTTGGGGGGCACGCTGACCAGTTCGACGGCGGCCAACGGCAACCGCTCACTGGGCGATGTGCATAATGAGGTGCGGCTGGATATTCGCGATGATGATGCTACGCAGCTGGATAATACGCTGAGCACGCACTTGGTGTATCCGATGGCCATGCTGAACGGGCTGTTTGCTGATAACCGTTGCCCGTCGTTTGTGTCCGATACGCAGGAGCCGGATGATCTGGAGCTTTATTCGAATGCGCTGCCTAAGTTGACGGGTATCGGCCTGAGAATTCCGACCCGTTACGCTTATTCAAAGCTAAAGATTCCGGAACCGGAAGGCGATGAGGAAGTTTTGACGGCGGCTGCGCCTGCGGCTCAACCGGTTCCGCCTGCTAATAGCTCAAAGCAAGCGGCGGCGTTGGCTGCATTGGCCGGTGATATGAATACTACCGTGAGCGGGATGAACGGCCCCGCAAAAGTACAGCCTGGGCAGGGGGATAATCCTGCCCAGCAGGCCGATATTGATACGTCGCCGATATCGTCAATGACGGATCAGATGGCTGTTGAAGCGGGGCCGGCGATTAAGTCGATGGTGGATCAAATTGCGGCGTTGGCCGGTGAGGCTGAGTCGCTGGAAGCATTGCGCGATCAGCTGCTCAATGGTTATGGGGATCTGGATAGTAAGGCTTTGGAAAGTGTTATGGCGCTGGGGTTCTCGGTGGCTGAATTGTCGGGGCGGTTTGATGTGAGCGAAAACGGCTAATGCTCATTTTTGCTGAAAACAATTGCGTCGTATTCGAGTGCGAGCACTGTGGAGCTAACGAGCGTTTGGAGAGTAAGCGCAGAAACAAACGCCAATTTCAAACCGTGTTAAATAAATTTATGAGGACGCACGATTGGAATTGTCGGTGGAAAGTTGAGCGTCAACGTAAGATCGATGATGCGATTGCAACTACTGATTCGATTATCAAACAATTGGTGAAGGAATGCCGTTAATTCTCTCCCCAACTCAGGTTGCGTTTAACGCCCGTGGCGACGGCAAGTTTAACAAGCCGTTCCAGGATCAACTAGATTTTTTTCGCAAGAAAATTAATCTGCCGTCCGAGCATTACGATGACATCATCAAAAGCGCTCATGACCACGCTTTTATTGTAGCGGGTGCTACTAAGGCCGATCTGCTTAACGATCTTCGCGGCGCAGTCGATAAGGCGATAGCGGATGGTAAAAGTATCGAATGGTTCCGCAAGGAGTTCGCGGGCATCGTGCAAAAACACGGCTGGGAAGGTTGGACAGGCAGCGATACGGCGGCGGGACGTGATTGGCGGGCTCGCGTCATTTATAACACTAACTTGTCGGCCAGTTATGCTGCTGGTCGCTATGCGCAATTAACCGATCCTGATCTGTTGCAAAATCGGCCTTACTGGAAATATGTTCATAATGATACGGTCAGGCATCCACGGCCATTGCATCAAAGCTGGTCAGGTATGGTTTTGCGTTATGATGATCCGTTCTGGCAGACGCATTTTCCGCCCAATGGCTGGGGTTGCCGCTGTCGCATCACAGCGGTTACGGCTGATGAATATCACGGCGAAATTGGCCCTACCGGCGATACCTATTCTTATATAGATAAGGACGGCATTAAACGCACCGTCCCCAGTACTAAAATATATAAGGATCGGTACGGCAATGAACATGTGCTGCCAGCTGGCGTCGATTACGGTTGGGATTATCCGCCCGGAGCGAGTGTATCTAAAACGTTGCAGCCGTTTATCGATAATAAGGCTGCAAGCTTACCTGCTCCATTAGCATCGGCGTTCAAAGCAGAGGTTTCCGGTACTTTAGAGGCCGCTCGTGACTATGTGCTGACTAATGGTTTGCAAAATGCCGATAATAAAATCGAGTTTGCTTATGTTTATGATGATGCTGGCAATATTTTAGTTAAGAAAAGGGGCGGAAACAGTTATGTCGGTTTTACCGAGGCTGAGATGCAAAAGATGCGGGATGCGCCAGGCGTCGTGTTGGTGCATAATCATCCCGGTGGGCGATCGCTGTCAAAAGAAGATTGGGTATTAGCGAATGTGATTGATGCTGAAATCTATGCAATGGGTCATAATGAGGTTGAATATTCTGGCAGCATGCTCAATATTAAGCGTTTTCAGGACCTTTATTCACATGTTGATGGTGTTTTGAAGCATTACTTTATGCCGCTAATTCGAGCAAATAAGTTGACTATAGCTGATGCCGATCTTTTTCATGCTCATTTGGTAAATACGGTATTAAAGGCATCCGGCGTTATTACTTATGATGTCAATGGTACGCTTGACTTACCGTCTGAGGTTGAGCAAACGCTTGTTAAGTTATTGGAGCATTTTAAATAGTATGAGCTATGTATTAATAGACCCACCTGTCGGCCATTATTCGGCACCTGATGAGATTCAAGCGTGGATTGATAAGTTGATTAGTATGCCTCAGTCCGATCAAAGAGATTCGGCGCTGGAATATGCAAAGCAATTGTTGGCTGAAGCGTTGGCTGATCCGCTGTGAGTTCAATTGAATTTAACGATGACGAAATTCAAAGAGCTTTGCAGGCTTTGCAACAAGCTACAGGTAATTTGCGGCCAGCGTTAGATGATATCGGCGATGTACTGATTGAATCGACTAAGCAGCGTTTTCTCACTAAAACAGGTCCTGATGGGCAGCAGTGGAAAGAAAATTCTGATGTCACTATCAATTTTGTTCATAAATTTGATGGTTTCGAATGGATGAAAGGGCGCGATGATCCCTTAATTGGTCGAAGTGGTAAGCTACAGGATCAGATTAATTACAATTTGATCGGTACTGATGCATTAGAAGTTGGCAGTCCAATGGAGTATGCGGCTATGCAACAATTTGGCGGTGCAAAAAGTGAATTTCATCATCTTTTTGGTGATATTCCAGCGAGACCTTTTTTAGGTGTTTCTAATGATGATAAAAATAAGATTATGGCAATTCTTAATCGTCATTTTGCTAGTGCCGTTATGTAA